GGAAAGGGGGGGGGAAAGGGGGTCAGGGGGTTTCCCCGCTACGAGTGGCCCCTGCCGACGGGTGAGCACGACGAAAGCGGCGACTGCACGAGGATGGCCTACGCCGCGCTCCAGCTGGTGGCCAGGCGCTACAACCGGGCCAGCATGTGGGATCAGCTGGAGGCTGCTGTGGGAGATCCTGCCGCCGTTGGCGGCGAACGAAGCCGCTTTGCTAGCGGTGGTCTCTACGATCGGTAGAATATCGGCATGGCTGGCCTCACACTGGAAATTGCAGAACAGCGACTAGCCGACTATCTGGCGGCTGAGCTTGCCGTGCTTGGTGGCCAGTCCTACACCATCATGGGATCGCGCTCTATGACCCGTGCCAACCTGGCAGAGATCAGGGAAGGGATCAAGTTCTGGCGATCTGAGGTGCAGGAGTTTGAGGCGAAGCGTACCCGGATCCCCCGTAGCATTTCGCTGCGGCCAAGATTCTGATGGCTAAGCGGAAGCTGCCTAGGGATCTCAACCGGTTGGCGCCCATGGTAGGCCCGCTCGGGTTTGGCGGGATGACGGGCACCAGCAACATGGCGCAGCAGCCACGGTTCAGCAACTGGCGGCCGATGGTTCGAGATGCTGACGCGGTGGCTCAGTTCGAGCTCAATGATGCCCGCCTGTTCAGCCGTGACCTGGTGGCCACAGCTCCGGTCGCGGCTGGAGCCATTGCTACGCGAACGAGCTATATCGTTGGCAGCGGGTTGAGCCTGCAAAGCACGATTGACGCTGAAGAACTTGGGCTAGATGAAGAGCAAGTAAACAGCTGGCAATCATTTACGGAAAGAAGGTTTAACCTTTGGGCATCTAAGCCATTTGCTGATGTTGCTGGTGAGTTGACGTTTAACGAGCAGTTAGAGCTCTTGCTCCGCTCGCATGACGAGTCTGGCGATGTGTTTATGCTGCTGGCTAACAAGCAACGGCCGGGTTGGCCCTTTAGGTTTGCCACTCAAATTATTGAAGCGGATAGAGTATGCAATCCTCAAGGCAAAGCCAACGATGCTAAGATTATCAACGGCATTGAACGGGCCGATGATGGCGAGCCGCTAAAGGCGTACATTGCCAAGTATCATCCCGGCAAGATGCTGACTACTGGCAACAAATGGGAAGAGGTTTCGTTCTATTCGCCCAGCGGCCGGCGCAATCTGCTACATCTTAAGCGTGTCCGCCGGCCTGGTCAAACCAGGGGGATGCCACTGCTGACGCCAATCATATCAACTGTTAAGCAGTTGACTCGCTATAGCGAAGCAGAAGTTGATGCTGCTGTCAACAGCGCAGCATTAGCGCTATTTGCGACAATGGATCCCGAAGCTTTTAAGGATATTTTTTCAGACGAAGAACAGGCAAAAGTGATTGCTTCTGCCAGCAAGTGGGACGGCTCAGTCAACAGCGGTCAGGCCGTAAACCTGTTCCCTGGTCAAACCGTTTCAAGTCCGACACCAGGAAGGCCTAATCCTAACTTTGACCCATTTTTTGGGGCCATGATAAACTATATTGCAATGGGCTTAAATATGCCCAAGGAAGTATTGGCTAAGGCGTTCAACGCCAGCTATTCAGCAAGCCGAGCGGCATTGATGGATGCCTGGCGAACCTGGAAGATTGAAAGGTCCTGGCTGGTCTCCAAGATCTGCCAGCCTGTCTATGAGGAGTGGCTAGCCGATGCTGTGGCGCTGGGCATCATCTCAGCCCCTGGGTTCTTCTCCGACCCGTTTATCAGAGCAGCATGGTGCCGGTCGATGTGGACCGGCGACGGGCCTGGCGCATTGGATCCACTGCAAGAAGCCAGGGCAGCCAAAGAGCGCCTAGAGATCGGTCTGACCAGCCACAGCGAGGAGAAGATCCAATACGACGGCGGAGACTGGCAGGAAACGCCACAAAAGCTACCAACGTTGCCGACGGTCTTCAATTGGCAGTCGGAGCGGCTGCGCCAACCCCGGCAGACACTCAACCGCAAGCGCCATGACCGTTCTCGAACTCCTGAACAGCCCTTGGGCGATCATTCCTGATCGACTGCTCCAGATTCAGGGCATCTACGCCAGGCGCCTTGACGGCGAGGATCCAGATCTAACAGGGATTGAGGCCCGGATTGCCAAGCCGCTCAGCAGCCAGCCAGCGCAGGGCTACGAGATCCTCAACGGCGCAGCGCTCATTCCGCTGCAGGGAGTCCTGGGCCAGCGCATGAACCTGATGACAAACATGAGCGGCGGGACGTCTACCCAGCTGTTCGCCCGCGACGTTCAAGCCGCTGCAGCTGATCCAGCGGTGCAATCCATCGTACTGCTGGTGGACTCCCCAGGCGGCACCGTGGCTGGCACACAGGCGGCAGCTGACGCAGTTAGAGCAGTTCGAGGGGTCAAGCCGATCGGCACATACGTGCAAGGCCAGATGGCCAGCGCTGCGGCATGGATCGGCACGGCTGCCGACGTGGTGGCGATGGACTCAACTACGGCACAGGCCGGATCTATCGGCGTGGTGGCGACTCATACCGACGTGAGCAAGCAGCAGGAAGCCATGGGGATCAAGACGACCGAAATCGTAGCTGGCAAGTACAAACGTATTACAAGCCAATACGGACCCTTGACGGAAACGGGAGCGCAGGCTATGCAGGATCAGGTAGACTATTTGTACTCGCTATTTGTTGCTGATGTGGCCGCAAACCGCGGCGCAACCCCTGAGACCGTGCTGGCACAGATGGCCGATGGACGAATGTTTATTGGCCAGCAGGCGATCGATGCGGGCTTGGTGGACAGAATCACCAGCCTGGACGCACTGATTGCTGACCTGAACGCCAGCGCTGCTCAGTCGCAGCGAACTCTAGCCCTTGCTGTTTCCCCCATGGATCCCCGAGACCTTGCCGCCAGCTGGGCGGCCGAAAACCCAGAGGCAGCGGCCGTGCTGCGTGCCGAAGGCGCCATTTCTGAACGCGATCGAATTGCCGCAGTTCGAGCTGTTAGCCTCCCCGGCCATGAGGCCTTGATTGAAACTTTGGCGGCCGACGGTCACACCAGCGGCGAACAAGCCGCGGTGCTGGTTGTGGCCGCTGAGAACGAGCGCCAAAAACAGGCCGCAACCCTGCGGCTGTCCGATGCCGTGGCGCCACTCAGTCATGCCGAAGCGCCAGTGCCTGCGAAGGCTGTTGAGCCTCAACCACTGGATCCCCAGCGCATCGCCCGCCGCGCTGAGCAGATCGTGGCGGCCGAGGCTCAGGCCGGAAACCGAATCACGGTAACCGAGGCCTGCGCCATGGCTCGCCAAGAGCTCGACTCTCAACCCTCCGCCGCTTGATCCCAAATGTCTACTCGAATCCCTGAGCTTTATCTAGCCTTTGAAGCTGGTGGTGCAATCCCTGCCAACCGGTTTGTTAAGTTCGGATCAGGCGACCGCAAAGCAGTTGTAGCAGCCGCTGCAACCGATGCTGTCTTTGGAGTTTCCGACTTGGCAGCCGCAACAGATGAACGCCTAGATGTTGGCGTTGCCGGTGTATTGCCGGTCACCTACGGCGGCACCGTTACGCGTGGCGACCTGCTTGTCTCGGACTCCACCGGCCGAGCTGTAACCGCTGCCCCTGCTGCAGGTGCCAACGTCAGGATTGCTGGCGTCGCCATGGTCTCTGGCGTTGTCGGCGACGTTGGCAGTGTGCTGTTAAACCCTGGATCCCTCCAGGGAGCTTGATCACTCTTTCATCTTGAGGGTTTCCCATGGCTTACTACAACGCTCCGTTTCCGATTCAACCGCAGTACACAGCGATCGCGCTTGCTTACCGCAACCGTGCCTACATCGCTGATCAAGTCCTGCCTCGGGTTGGGGTTGGCTCGCGCGAGTTCAAGTGGTTTAAGTACAACCGCGACGAAATGTTCACCATCCCCGAAACTATGGTAGGTCGAAACGGTGTGCCAAATCAAGTTGAGTTTGGCGCAACAGAGGAATCTGGTTTTGTCAAGGATTATGGCCTTGATGATTACGTTCCGGTAGATGACGTCAATGGTGCGACACCTCGCTACGATCCTCTAGGCCGCGCTATCGAAGGCATCGTTGAGCTTGTTGCACTTGATCGCGAAAAGCGCACGTCTGAGCTAGTCTTTAATCCCAGCACTTACCCTGCCGGGAACGTCACTACTCTAAGCGGTTCTAGTCAGTGGTCTGATCCCACTTCAGACCCTTACCCCGCCATCATGACTGCCCTTGACGGCATGATCATGCGGCCTAACACTTGGGTTATCGGAAGAGCTGCTTGGACCAAGGTGCGGGTTCATCCCAAGATCACCGCAGCCTTGGCGCCATCCACTTCAGGGAACAGCGCAACGACCAACGCCAACGGCGCTCCTGCCAGTGCGCAAGCGGTCGCCGACCTGTTTGAGCTGGATCAAATCATCGTTGGCGAGGCTTGGGTGAATACAGCCAAGAAAGGCCAGACTGCCAGCATGTCCCGTCTCTGGGGCAAGCATTCTGCCTTCCTACATATCAACCCGCTGGCCAGTCTGACTAACGGCGCTGGAATCACGTTCGGCGCAACTGCTGAATATGGAACCAGGGTTGGTGGCACCGAGCCAGATAGTGAGCGCGGTTTGCGAGGTTCAATCCGTTGCCGGGCCGGCGAGTCTGTCCGCGAATTGATTGTGGCCAATGATGTTGGCTACTCCTTCGCCAACTGCGTCGCTTGATCATGGCTACCTATTCTGTAGCCTATGGCGTCGTTGAACACGACGGCACCAGATACGAAGAAGGCAGCATGGTGCCTGATCTAGCTGAAGATCAGGCAGTTCAGTTGCTGGCAATCGGCGCCATCTCACTGGCAGCCGAGACGCCAAAGCATCAAAAGGGGAAGGGTGACTGATGCCATTCACCGAGGATCTAGATCTGTTCTTCGCCGACTTTGGTAAACCGGTTACGGCTGGTGCCATTACTGGTTTGGGCATTCTAGATTCTCCTGGTGAATATATTCAGAATGAAAGGGTTATCGATGACCACCCTATCCTGCGCTGCCAAACCTCACAGTTTGGCAGCTTAGGATATAAAAGCCCTCTTATCTATGATGGTCAAAACTATTTAGTACTTGAGAAGCCAATGCTTATAGGTGATGGGAAAATGTGCTTGCTGCTTTTAGAGTCCGTGACTGCGCCTCCCGCAGCAGCCGAAAACCTCACAACCATCTCTGGCGTCAACATCACCACCATCCTCGGCGTCCCCTTGCTGGCCCTCCCATGACCTCGATCACCAGCCTGTCAAGCGCCAGCCTGCCCCTCACCGGCACCGAGCGGGTGCCAATGGACCAGACGGTCGGAACCGCCATTGCAGCCTCTGCCCTGGTGGTGGGCACTGGCTACCGGATCGAGGCCTTGGGGACCACCAACTGGACGGCGTGTGGGTTGCCTGCTGGGGTGACGGCGGCGGTCGGCCTGACGTTCGTGGCTACCGCGGCAGGCACAGGCACGGGGACGGCGATCGAGACCAGGACGGTGGAGGCCACCACCCAGGCCATCG